TATCTAGTCTAGGAATGATCTCTACCGATTAGGCGTTAGCAGCCATGGCCCGATAACCTGCAGCAATAACTGCGCGGCTAGGAGTGCCGAGACGGTAGAAGTTACGGGTCTCACCCTTGCTGTTCGTACGGGCATTGCTGTAAACAGCGTAGCCAGTCTTACGAAGAGTATCAACGAGAGCGCGAGGATTCGCAACACCAAAACGAGCGGTGATCTGCTTAGAGGTCATCTGCTCACCATTACGAAGGGCAGTGAGAACGCGTTCAGTCTTAGTCATAATTTACTTTCCTTGTTTCAGTTTCAAAAAACGGTGGTTTATCTTTGGACGCCTACAGAGAGCGATGCACCACTCTTTTCGGATTAGCACTAACCTCAGAACCTTTGTAAGAATCGAGTAGGGCCAACAACCCAATAAACGGACTTCTACCGACTCTCTTCTTACAATCACTGCTGACAACTACACCACCAGGTCGTTCGCTGTCTGACCCCTCTCGGGGTTTCGTCCCTACGGACTCATCAGAGACAGATTAGTTTTTGATCATGTTTATATAGTATCACGTACTCTGTGGGATGTTAATAGTTTTTTAGATTTTTGTGCTCAGAGGGATGAAATATTTTCCTAGGGCCTTCTTCCACTTTCGAAACGAAGGGCCGTGACTCATGATAAACCCCTTTCCTTGCTCATGCCTCTCGGCACTGTAGACCTCCCACTGCCACTGATGGACCATCTCATGGGCAACGGCAGTCACAAACATAGCCTTGTGAGGAAACTTGTTATGAACGAAGATCTGTTCAGTGAAGAACTTTTCTCTCTTGATGTCAAATCGACCATCACACATAGCCCAGACGTCGCCCATGTTACGAATGTTGAATCGTGTCTTCTTGAGCATACCATCAAACACATTCTTATTCAGAAGATTATGAACCTTCTGACACTCGTCTGTCGTTGGTTTATAGGCTGTGCCAAACATGTCACCACGTACGTAACGATCAAGTGCATTCATCAATTCATCCTCTAAAGTTGGCTCCGGAGGTAGGATTCGAACCTACGACCGATCGGTTAACAGCCGATTGCTCTACCACTGAGCTACTCCGGAATTGGCGCGCCCTGCACGACTCGAACGTGCGACCCACAGCTTAGAAGGCTGTTGCTCTATCCAGCTGAGCTAAGGGCGCATTGGATCACTCAGTCCATATACCCTTAGATCTCCAGAACTCCTTGATGGCATACATCTTGAACTCTGGGTTAGATACTGAGAAACTCTTGTCCCACTCATTTAGGGTGTACTTCTCAAGGTCCTCTAGGACCATATCTTCAAGCATCATATCCATAAGCCTTAGCCTTCTCACGCATGTCTTCAAAACGTTTGCCGTGGTTAACCTTAAACCCATTCATGATCTGCCAGAGATGGATCATCTCATGACATAGGGTGATCTGAAAGTCCTTCTCAGAAGGAAACCTATCAGTCAGACCAAGTACGATCTCCCCATCTTCCTCGATGCAGAAGCCCCACTCGGTGTCTAGGTAGTCGATGTCTACGACATCCAGATCATAGAAGCTCAGGATCCCATTAAAGACCTTCTTGTTGATTTGGTTGAAGGTCTTCTCTACTGTGTCAGTCGTCACTTTGAACATGGTGTTCCTTGGTCTCTGATTATGGTACCATCCTATCACAGATCCAGGCCCCTGTAAACAGAAAAATGCACTTTTTTTGATTTTTTTTTGATAACAAAATCAATGGGTTAGATTGGATCCCCAGGCGCCTGAACCCCTTTCCCCTCAGCACCCTCACCAATCCCTAAGATACACGAAACCCCCTGATCTAAATACTCCTTAAGAAAAAGGATCTCTTCCTCTTTTTGGAACAAATAGAGATAAACCTCAGCCTCTGTAGTCTCTTTTGAATATAGTACCAGGTCCCACCTATCACTTGTTAGAGCTCCTATCACCTGTGTAGTTGGAAGGCACACCGTTGGGATAGGATACACCTGTGAATTAGCTGCAGACAATGGGTACATCAGCAGTAAAGGTATGAGTAAGAGTCTCTTAAACACCATGTATCTCCTTATAGATCTGTCTTTGCTGTATAAATCGACCTATATGGTCATCCCTCTTCTCTACAAAGACCTGTGGTTCTGAGTCATCGACTGCGATTATAATCACTAATTTAGATATAGGAATCTCGGTTAACTCCTCAAACATCACTGCATATGCCGAGGTCTGCATGAAGTACCCCTTTATCCACTCTCGGCGTTTAGGTTTACGAGACGTCTTAAAATCAATGATGGATAACCTTCCATCATACTCAGCCACGCAATCTACTCTGCCTGCAGCCCTTAGATAATACGAGTACAAGGGTTCTTCTTGGCAACATATGTTATTTATATGATCTTCAAGGATAGGCTTGATAGAGTTGAAAGTGAAGACGTTCGCTGGCATCTGATCCTTGTACGGATCCTCATTGTTGAGGAAGTCCTCACACATCTTATGAATAGCAGTGCCTCGGGTTGCAGCTTGTGTTGATATCCGAGTAGCTTCTTCCTCACCAACTCGCGCTCTCCACTCCATCAAGCCCTTCTTGTCCATGGATGACAGGATTGTGGTCACAGATGGGAACAAATCTCCCCTCGGTGTTTTATATAGTCTCTTGCTGTCAGATTCTATAGTCTCAAGTTCCTCGAAGAGGAATCTCGGTTTATGAGTGAACACTAGTCCATCCCTAACTTATGTCTGGCTATGATGTAAGACTTGACAAGATTCGATCTCACAATGTCTTCTATACCAAACTCAATGAAATCAAACTCTTCCATTTTATCTATGACTTTCATGAAGTCTCTAAGTCCACTGTACTCTTTCTTGCGTTCGCTAGTCAGATCATCCTGATTAATGTCGCCACAGAAGATGATCCTGCAATTTTCCCCAACACGAGTCATTATACTATGTAGCTCCATAGGACTCATGTTTTGGACTTCATCGACAACCAGAACACAGTTGTCTAGAGTTAATCCTCGAACAAACGAGGTAGACATGAACTCGATGAGGTTCTTGGTCTTGAGTATGTCGTAAGAATCTCCGCGAGAAAAAAGTCGAGAGCAGATATCCATGTATGGAGTCTCATAAACACGGCTCTTCTCCTTATGATTTCCGGGGAGAAATCCCATATCTCTAGTAGGGACGACGGATCTTACTAGGAACATCTTACCATAGTCACCCTTAGAGATGATACTTTCTAGCCCCAGATATAGAGCAATGAATGTCTTACCTGTACCAGCTAGACCGTGTAGCATCATGTGATACCCTTCTCTGTAGGATTCAAAGGCATCATTCTGGGCTACTGTTAATGGTTTAATCGGGTTGAGCTTAAAGTTACCTCCTATGATCTTTCCGCTCTTGTCAATGACTTGTTCCTGTCTGAGGATCCTCTTTTGCCTCTTTGTGAGGCGGTCTGGGTTGTTCCCCATGTTATCTCCCTACTTTGTTTGTATTGTTGAACCCCTATTAGCTTTCTTGATCCTTGTCAATACATCATTAAACCCACTGTCGATCTTTCCAACAAGAGTACCAGTACCAGACACAATCATGGGCGCGCTTAGAATATACTCGTATTCCCCGCTGTCAACCATAGCACGCATCTCATTATAGCTACAAAGAACGTTCTCAATCTTACCGGTCTTGTTGTTCTTCAGATTATATGTAGGCATTACTCTTTCTCATAGCTAAAGAATTCCTCAACATTCTTATTCTTATTCTTTCGAAGCTCTTGAATGCTCTCATCTTTAAAAGATTTCTTCGGCTTCTTCTTATTTGATCTATTTTCAAAACGAACTGGATCGTCATCCCAAACGTTCTTCTCACGGCGATAAGTCTTACCCATCTTTCTTTGTTGTCTCCGGTACTAGGTTAGGAAATGCAGTGTTGATAGTCTTAGCAGTTAGTCCCTTAACTTTCTTCTTGTCTTTCATGTCGATTAGAAGCTTAGCATCTTCCTTATCGACTGACTCTAGAATTGTAATGAAAAGGGATTCTCTCTTAAGAGGTTTCAGGTTGTCATAACCATTACCCTCGTAAAAGATCTTAAGACGACGAGCCTCTGTGTAGAGCATTCCGTGGGAGTCCGGAAACTCGCTCTGCTTGTAAGGAGGAGGCCCTCCCGGGAGGAGGGTCTTTAGGCTAGGGTCGTACATGTACTTTAAAACTGTTTTGAGCGGGGTACTCTCGTTCTTCTTGAGCCAGTTTACCTTCTCTGAAGTAGGTGATAGCTCAGATGCCTTCGAGAGGATCTCTGATATTGAAAGTTGCATATTAAAACTCACTTATATTTTCTAGTAGATTTTTCAAACGATTATCTATGAAGTAATTGAACAGATGTTGTCTGCCATTTTCTTGACCGTCGTTGTATTTATCAAGAATCTGTTCTTTGATGTTCTCAGGCACCAGAGACAGATCAATCATCATCTCATTCCTCTTGATACCACGAAGAATCTCATTGTCATTAATCTGACCAGAAATTATCTGATCGATCTTCTTCTTGGTCAAAGGATTCTGTCTCTTACCCATGACAAAACAGTCATCAGCTGACAGACAATTAGGTACGCCGTCGCCAGGATCACCTTTTAATACATGCTCTCTAAGATACATGTATGGATCATCGTGCCTGATCCAGCGACGGCGTATAGGGTCATACTGCTTCACGTTAGCATACCTGTGAAGCTGGATGTAGTCTTTGTCTGCAGACATGATGAGAATAGGCTCTCCGACATTCATCTCATTGCCGTGCGTATGGCACAGAGTGGCGATGATATCATCAGCCTCTGCAGATTCAATCTGGATAGTCTTATAGGGGAAAAATGATTTGATCTCTTCTCGAACTTTATTGAGGATCCTAAAGATCTCGTTCCAGTTCAGCTCAGACTCCTCGCGGGCTTTACGCCTAGAGGCCTTGTAATAAGGGAAGATCCCCTTACGCCAGTAGTTCTTATCATCGCAACAGATGATAAGTTCCCCAAACTCGCTCTTGAACTTGTTTCTGTACGACCTCAGGGAGTTGAGGATCATGTGTCGAATCAAGTTCTCGTCAAGTTCAATGTTATGGTGGTTTCCGATCTGAACCATCAGATTGGAGATAGCCACTTGGTTAAAGTCGATGAGTATCATAGTGTTGCTTTCGTATGATCTTGTATACTACATATTACAACATAAAAACTTTTATGTTAATAGATTATTCAATATTCCTACCCACTCCTGGATCCTTCTGTCCCAAGAGTAGTAAACGTCTGTGTAACTCTTCTGTGGGGCATAGTCTCGCATAGAAGAGTCCTTGTACCTCATGATAGCATACTTTAGATTGTTGTAGAACACCCCAGCATGCTCGCTGACATCTTCAGTCCACTGATACATCTGGGTCCAAGCAGCTGCAGTCTCAGGGAGAGCCGCATAGTTAGGGTGTACACACAGACACCCAGCACTGAGTGCTTCCATTAGGGATATGCAGGATGTCTCCATCCAAGTAGATGGGTATGCAAAGATGTGAGCCTTAGCAAGAGCCTTCTTGACCTCATCATTAGACACTGTGCCATGATAGTTGATCTGAGGGTGTTCCTTAAGCTTCTCAAATAGATCCTTATACTGCTCGTCTCTCTGCTCCCACCCATAGATCTTAAATGAGCTATAGACATCAAGCTCTATAAAGTCAAACTCCTGTGCTAGTTTCTCAAACACAGCATACAGGATGTTTAGGCCTCGATGGGGGGTGGTGTGATAGATTATCTTGACCTTATCTGACTCCTTGTCCTTAGGGGTAACAGACACAGGGTTTATAGCATTCTTAATAACTACACTCTTGCTATAAGGAACACCAAGATATGCGTTGTACATCTGAAGCTGCCAGTTAGATACGAAGACGAGCTTATCGTATCGATTCCAACCTCCATCTTTCAGATGTTGTACCTCAGGGTCACCGTGAAGATCATGGAGAACCAACACCTTCTTCAGATCATCTCTGATCTGACGTGGGCGTGAGTGAATGATTTGAAAGTGTTTAAGGAGATCCTGGGGGAGACGCTTGTGCATCTCCGTTGCAACCATCTCAGTACCACCCATTGCCCGAGGGTTAGTCTCGTTACGAAGTAGCTCGCCTTGTACCAATTCAACCATTACACAGCCTTCATAGAAGTCATGCTGTCAACACGAAATGACCTCCACGAGCCCTTCTCTAGATCCCAAACAGCTACAGCATTCTTTCGAGGTGTATACTCCTCGATGTCCATCTGCGGAGGGAGAAACTCACTCTTAAGAGTGCACTTCATGGTACGACTTGTGCCATCAACCTTAGTAAAGACCACTTCAGCCACATTCTCTTTCAGAAAGTTCACGATAGTTTCCATTCTTACATCATAGCCAGACATAATTATGCTCCATTTTCATTGCTAGACTTCATTGGGTATCTTCCTCTCCAATCACCCCAAGCATCATTAGCACGAACTCGAATCTTACGAGCACGAGTATCATTCTTGTTTGGATTGTCGATGGTAATCCATGGGTTCTTACCCTTACTCCACTCCCCCGAGAGATTGGCCCAGTATGCGATTGGGTGTTCTTCCTTCCACTCTCTCCTGAGCTTCCTATAAAAAGACTTGTCTTGACAATGAATACCCTTTGAGATATAATGATTGCCTTTACTCTTCTTTCCTTTTGCCACTCACTCCTCCATTTTAATAATATTAAAGTTAGGTGTTTTCTTAAGAAATTCTAGTCCAGATGAATCACGGTAGTCTTCTGTATAGACAAGTTGATTTATACCAGACTGATGAATGAGTTTAGCACACTGAAGACAGGGGGCTAGAGTCACATACACGGTGCACCCAAGGGATGATTGCCCATCTCTTGCTAACTTGGCAATCGCGTTTGACTCTGCGTGAAGTACCTCATCATTGGTTACTAGGATAGCGTTGGATAACTGTACATGATTATCCCAAAGGGCAAGGTGCTCACACTCATTATCCCACCCAGTGGGCATACCATTCCACCCCATAGAGATAATCCTACCATCCTTGACAATCACACACCCAACCTTACTTCTTTTGGCGTAGGACATCTCAGATATACGCTTAGCTATATCGATGTATAGTCTGTGGTATCTATTCTCCTTATCTTCAGTCTTTTCTTCTTTCGATAAGATATTTTTGAATGTCGATAACATTTTCACCTTCAATCATGTTGATAATGATACTGGTAACATCAATATCCATCTGAATATGTTTCATCTTCTCTTCGAGCTCTAGAAGTTTTTCCTGATAGTACATGAGTTCCTTTTGTTTCTTGGATCTCATTTCTATCAGTTCTTCTAGAACTATTATCTTATGGGGTTTTTCTTCCATTTTTAGAGTAAAAGATGTGTCTTCCTATGGTGACTTCCTCATAGTATATATCATTCCAATCTGGGTCTACATAGTCTGCGTGGTACCAAAGAGACCCATTGGTAGGGTCATTCTCCTTGTCAGTACCATACTCTGACAGCACCTTAGTTGCAATCTTAAAGCACTCCTTGTACTTAGCAAGGTCTTTAGGCTTATCGCTCTTACCGTCACAGTACCATGAGAACTGACACATATTTTTAACTGGGATCTGGACGTTTTTATTTTTCCAACTAGTTATCCTAGGGCCCTGAAAGATAACGTCACACACTGAGTCGGGGAACATATCACTACGCACCCTATTCATGACAACATAAGAAACAGCAATCTTTCCCTCGATCGGTTCCCACTTAGCCTCGTGATACATGTTCATGGCTAGACAGTGAGCGTCTTTTAAGGGTGATGTGTCAGAGGAAAAGGCGTTGGAGCCGGCAAAGCCGACCCCAACCCCCAGAGCAAAGATGATTAATCCCCTCATGCTGCTTCCGCATACTGAAGGGCCTTGTTCAGAGCATCAACCTTCTTCTTCTGGTTGGCACCGAACCAAGCGCTCTGCATACGGGTGTCAGCAGAGCGACCAGCTAGGTGGTCGGTGAAGTACGTCACCGCGTTGTAAGCCTGCCACCAAGACCCTTCGGCGTAGTTAGCGCCAGGCTGGGTGTTGATGATCTCACGAACGGTCTCACCAGTTCGAGTGAGATCACCCTCAGTACCTGTCTTAGTACCAAACAGGTCAGTCAGGAACTCATCGAGAGAGACAGGCGTGTATCGCTTAGTGCCTAGGAATTCGGCCATGTCACGGTACTTCTCCATCTTGGTGTGGGCAATACCCAAGGTCTCCTTAACAGCCTCAGCGTCGAAAGCACGCCGATGGTTAAGGGAGACACGGTTCTCAGAAGTCATGCTGAGAGACAGAGACAAGGTGTTGTTGCATACCACACGGATAGGCGTGAAGCGAATGTCGATGCACTTACCATACTGGTGAGGGTTAGAGAACAGAAGGTAGCTCTCGACCTTATCACCATTGAACAGGGTGAAGTCGTCATCAACCTTGGCGAG